TCACACATAGTAAATGGCACGAGTATCATGATCGCTGTATTCGACCAGCTCAAACGTTTTGTGAGCAACCACGCCAATATCATCAGTCCATTTGTCAGTTGGCTTGCGTGTCGATACTTGACGCTGAACGAATCCGCCTAGGTCTTTGCTCATTTCTGAATGTAGATGCCCCGTAAACAGCTCGCGGTTCTGTGCTGTGCCTAACATGAATCCGAACTCATCAAGATACTTCGCAAGGTAGTTGTTCTTGCCCTTGTCACCATGAGTGGCACCAATGAAGTTGCGGCCTAACATTGCACCTTTGTAATGCTTCAGTGATATATCCCAAGTGATGTTCGGCTGGTTGCTGTAGGCACGTTTCAATAGACGCGCAAACATATATCCAACTGACGGATCGTGATTTCCGGCACAATACATGACCTCACACTCATTGGCGTTCTTGATGATTGCTTCAATCAACGTCTCGAAGTATTGCTCCATTTCATTAACTGTCTCGCCTAGGTCGGTTGTTTCGAGCTGTGTGCCCTTTGCTGTGGTTGAGTTGATATTATCCACATGAGCCAGATCGCCGCCCAGAATGAGCAATACTTTGGCGTAGTGGCCGCGTTGAATGATCTCAAGTTGCCGCTTCACTGATTCGGCATAGACATCAAACGTGTGACCGTTGAAATGTGTATCAAAAGCAGGAATGACCAGATAGCGATCTGATTCCACAAAAATAGGAGCCTTAGCTTGATACGGCTCCTTGTGTGTGATGATGTCATTCATCAACGATTCATATTGTTCCGCCTCAACTAGCGGCCTAATTTGTATCTTGCTCTGGAAGAGCGTTGCTTCAGGCTTCTGCTTCCAGTAATTGCTTGTGGCACGTACAAGCTCCCACTTGGTGTAATCATACCCGTGAGCTTCCAGAACCTCTCTAGGCGTCATCTTGTGACCCCTGACAACCTTTAGAATGGTTTCACTGGATTGTGTACCGTCTGAATCGTATTCATTCTTTACTGGTTTTTGGAACTCGATGCCAAGCCGTCTTGCTTTACCCTGAAGAGCATCATAGCTAATCCCGAGTTTGTCGGCTGTCTCGCGTCTGGTAAAGCCTTCAGAGGCGAGCTTCCTAATGCCACTGATTTGTTCATCTGTCCATTGCATCTACTCGCCTCCTGAAATATAATAATTGTGAGCAGTTTAGAGATTCTGCTCAGCTCCCTCATAAAGAACTTCCCGAGTTCTTAAGCCCTCGGATTCGGCCCCGAGAGCTTTTTTGTTGCTTAAAAGATTTCAATAAGCTAAAATTAAATTGTTCCCAATAGATACTCATTTTCACTCCTCGGTACTACCCCACTCCTTAGCTCTCGGCCCCCAACCGAGGGCTATTTTAGTATTCTTATACAAGGAATGTGCTATTATGTATAGCGTGAGCAGTGGCTTTTCTCCTCCAAGTCAATTGCTACTATTCACACATACGTTTCGTTTTTTCATCCTTTTGGCCCTTGGACTGGTCTCTGAGGGCTTTTTTGTTGCACTTTGTATAAGCTTATATGATAATTGATGTTAAAAGGAGGTAATATCTATGAGTTTAGATGGTAAAGTCGACAGCACCAAGGACAAGATCTCCGGTAAAGCAAAAGAAGTTGAAGGTAAAGTAACGGGTGATAAGGCTCGCGAAACACAGGGCAAAGCAGAAGGCATACTTGGTAAAGCCAAGGAAAAGCTTGATGATGCCAAAGATGCTGTTAAAGACACAGTTGATGATGTAAAAGAAAAGTTCAATAAAGATTAATCTCTTGGCCGGCATTTGCCGGCTATTTGTTTGCACAAAAATAGCACCTCACCAGTTGGCGGAGTGCTGACCTACTAGAAAACTGAAGATGCTTTATCAGAAATTAAACTATTTTCTCTTTGCATATAGCTCATGTTCGTAATCTATAAACATCACATAAAAAGTCTCATCAATAATTCTGCCAATCACACGACAAGGAATAGGGGCGTTGTTTGGAAACAATCTAAAAATAAAATAATCGTCCCCGCTCATCTTTCGGCGCTCTTTTCCAAACTCTCGATGATCCGCTTTGTTATACAAGTCGTCTTTTTTAGTTGGTGAATACTTTTCGATCCCATGTTTCTTATCCATCAAAAAAGCCTTGGACTTTACGACAACCGAAAGGTCATGCAATCGAATGAAAAGTTTCTTAGATACAGTCTCGTCGAAGTGGCTGTTTTCAAAACTGTAACGACTATCATTAGTAAGAAAAGAAAAGTTAAAGGCTAGTCTCTTTGATGTTCTTTCTAGAGATGCTAGCTTTAGTTTAGCATCTTCGCTTTTTGAAATCTCCCGCTGGATTTTGGTACGAGAAAACTTTATTTTTCCTCTCGACATATCACTCTACAATGTTTTCTTTAAAGAACTTTTTGATTTTTTCTTTACTAATAACATTATTATGCTCAGTTTCTTTCCAAGGAGCCTCATGGTGTGTCATGTTTCTCAACTGAGATGCAGAATATTCTGAGTATCTATCATATACTGCTTCTAGAACTCCTTCGGCAGTAGTATCTTCACTGATAGCATCGAAGTCATTGACCTGTTCGTTTGTTAACTCATCATCAATGGTTCGAGTCCCCTTGTACTCGTCATAGATAGCCCTAACAACTGGCCCATGTTCCCATGCAAGCAAGTCATCTTCAAACAGTGGTCCACCATTTACAGCAAGACTAACTCCTTGTGCATAGTAAAGAAGCTTGTGGAGCTTCATTTGCGTCATCGGGTCGATACCATCATCTTGTCTCATTTGGGCCTTATGTCTCGCCAAGAACCAATTGCCTATTTGAACCGCTGAATAGCATCCTTTCTTCATACTTTTTCCTCCTTATAGCCTGTTATTGCTAACACAAATATGGTACACCAGCATGTACTGGAATACTAGATTGAGGTGATATCTGTGCTTCATATGTCTGCTGCTCGCTCTCCCAGTGTCAGATGAGGTCATCGCAAGCTGTTAGTCCGGTCGCTAAACTGGACAATGAGGCCGGTGGGAATCGAACCCACATACATATGCCGTTCATATTGCTTTACCAAATACGGCCTCTTAACTGCCTCTTGAAACATAGTATTTAATACTGTGCTGTCTCTTGAAACACAGCCAATTCCACCCTGCTTCTCATCGTCATGATAGGCTTATCGTATACGTTGTCTGTAGTCGCACTTAACGGGTGAAATGTGGCATGCGGGAATCGAACCCGCCTGACTATCACGGTCAGTCCTCATTGCCACGCCTTGCCACAGCTTTATCATCACCATGGCTCGGAGGAAAAACGCGGTGTCTCAGGTTTCTCACCTTTGGCACAATACCATCATAAGGCGGAATAACGTTCTTTTTGTTGCATCATTGTTGCACGGATGTTGCATCTAGTTTCACTAGCGGACATATTTCAGCAAAAGCATAGAGAGCTTGTTGCGTTTGCCGCCAAAGGGTCGTTCGGTCAACATGCAAGCGATTAGCTAACTGAAGGCTGGATTTACGTGTCGTCTTTGGAGTCAGATAGCTCTCAACTAAAATGATCCGGTAGTCTTCACTCTCTATAGATTCGATAGCACCTTCACAGCAAGCTATATAGTACAGCTCGTCAGCGTGCGATATTACCTTGTCCTCGGATTTGTTGCCATAGCTAGGTGACTTGGGCATGCCGTCCATCACGGGGCTTCTTAGCGCTATTTTGGTGCGTTGAGCGAGCCGCTTGTGATGCCAGTAGTTCCCCAAGACCTCTTTGGCGTTTTCAATTGTTTTGTCATGATCAATTGGGCTAAAATATCTCGTTACTCGCACCACTGCGTCCACTCCTTATGGTATAATTTGGTTGGGTTTGTAGGATAAGCGTGCCTTCGTGGTGCGCTTTTGTTTTTTATGATATACTTGCTGTTCAAATAATTCGATTTGATAGACTGAGTCGTCCTGTTAATCCGGGGCGACTTTTGCTATACTACCTTTGGAGATGCTTTCTTATGTGTGTTAACCTTATAAGTTGGGGGAACAATCTGATTCAAGCACCTCCCGCGCGTTGCTTATGTGACGCGCTTTTGGTATACTGCATACGGAGGCCTACTCCTTTTAAATGATTCCATTTGCTATCAATCACGTGTACGTTTGGCCTCCATAGCGCGTCAATACCCGGCGCGCTTTTTTGATGCTTTAAACGTGCGCTCAACATGTGCGTTTGCTATACTGTCATTGGAGGCCAACTTCTAATCTTTGCTTCCATTTGCTATCAATCACGTGTACGTTTGGCCTCCGGCGCGTCTCTCATCAGGCGCGCTTTTTATTTGCAATCATTTTCCTCTTTTCCAGTTAGTCCACATCCACATTGCAACACCTGAGATTATCAGCATGACGGCAATCATTGTTTTCCCTCCAATAGCTCCGGGTTCTCCCTGAACTTAATCTCTCGTTTCATTTCTTCGCCTCTATTCTTTTAGTAACCACTTGACCAGCTTTTCACCTGACCAAAAAACGAACCATGCAACTGTCCCTGCGCCAATTACGAAGATCAAGATAGTCAATGATTTAACTATTCCAAATTCGATAAAAGGCTTAACAACCCAATCCCAAAGGAAACTGGCAAATCCGTAAATGATGATGCCCGTCCAAGACGCTAAAAGAACATAGGCAATGGCGTGCTTGATTTTAATTTTCATTCCTAGATCTCATCGCCTTTCTCGTCGACCTCAATCACGTCCCACTCATATGGCAATTCATCAAGCAAATTGTTGCCAAAGTTGAACTGGCCATTTTCAGCCGATAGATCGTAAAATCGTGCTGCTTTACCATACCCGGGTGTATCTTCCATCAAATATGCAGGGTAGATTTTGTCTTTAAGATAAATGCGGCCTTCTGCCTTGAAATTTCCAGTTGCCTTAAAGTATCTAGTCTTAGGAAAGTTCATTTCTCCGCCTCCACATATGTCTTTCGGAAAATATCATCAGCAATTGGCCAGTGCTCGCCGTTGATACCCGTTGCGATCCAGTCCCCATCATGCAGGATAAGATCGCCTTCAAGAGTCACAATGATAAAGTGACCACGATAACGGTCAATGCCGTACGGATGAGCCAACGCTTCCCACTGATCAGGGTTGTGACATGCACGATATTTTTCTTGCCATTTAGCTTCGTTAAATTGCTCCGCCTCAATGGTTGCCGTTTTCCGATATTTCTTTGCTGTCATAGCTTGACCACCTCCCCTGTTTCCTCAACGCGCCAGACACCTAGCAACCAAGCACTTGCCATCAGATCCTGCTTGAGGAGATAGCCAGCCCTATCAAAGTCGTTGGCAATATCCCCATCTTTAAATGCCATCCAGTTCCTAACGTTTTCGGGGCGCATTTCCATACATAATGTATCTGCCAATGTAACATTTCTGTGCTTGCACTCTTTGATCCATTCACCAACCGCTTCCGGAATCACCGGCAGATCATCTGGCAAGGCGGCGTCATATTCATCCATGAATAAATTTGCATCGCGACCGCTTGCCTGTGCATCAGCCAGTGCGTCAACAGCATCTACCAACACGTCCCGCTTCGTCTCATTGCTCATCGTCTTTCTCCTTTTTAATCGGCACGAACCCCGCAGTTTTCAGAATGCGAACACGATCGTTATCAGTGATTAAGGCAGGATTTCCATTAATCATAGCGGCTGCCCAAAATTCTGTGTTTAATTGTGTCTTGTATATCAGTTCAACCAGTTCAGGGTTTATCCAACTACCGTCTTCAAGCTCAATGAATGCCATCGTCAGTCACCTCTTCTTTCGTGAATCGTTCACCGTCTAGTCCATATTGTTGAAGCTCATAGTCTGAAAACTGATTATCAAGACCTCCAGAAGTATCACTTGCATGAACATGTCCGTCACTACCCTTGTAGTAATAGCTTGTTTGAGTTTGGGGAACCTTGACGTTGTATTTCTTCTCCTTTGCCACGGTGTATCCGTTGACATAAGCGTTAATAAGCAGGCTTTCCTCGCAGTTATAAGCATCAGTATGGTCAGAAATATAGGTTGCTGGGATGTCACTTACACGCGCTTTCTCAACGATTCCGGCTTGTTTCTCACTTAGGACTACCTTTTTAGGCTCCTCAATCACAGTAAAAACGTGACCATTCTCTGCATGGGCTGCTCTTTCAGCGGCTGGTTTGTCTGCAAACATTTCTCCCCATACTCGCCATAACGGAGCGCCTTGTTCGCTATACAATAAGAGCAATCCTTCATCGTTCTTAACCGCGTACAGTTTTTCTTCGCTCATTTTTCGTCCTCCTGTTTGATTGGTACTAGCTTATAGTCCACATCTTCGTACATGACGCCTACGACCTTGCCAGTGTATTTACTGATGTAGATGTCATCGAACGTGTCGTCTCCAGTTTTCATTGCTCGGCCTCCTCAATTTGAACGATTGCTTTAAATATCGGCAGTATTTGCTGTGGGACTACTGCATTCCCTAAAGCTTTAAGTCTGTCCAGCCCTTCGGAAATCCCATCATCGTTTCTTGGAATTCTGCGGCTTGTACTGGAGAGTACTCGAGCGCCTGAAGCAAGTATGTGTCGCGCATTGTTCCAGCGTGCCGTTTGCCCTTCTTCGGCATTAGTCCTCTGTGCAGGCTCCCGATCACGTCCGCTTTGTTTACCTTTTTCCATGCAAACCCGTCGCTTGCTGTCGGCGTGGGCAACAATGAATGTCCTAAGCCTTTGATGTGGGGCGCCAACGGCCAAAGCTGGAAGTACAAATGACCGCGCTTGGTATCCCGCGCCTTCCAGGTCAGAAAGCGTTCTGTCGAGTTCCATGTTTGCGAAGTTAGCAACATTTTCTCCAATAACCCAAGTTGGCCAGATTTGCTTGATAATTCTAAACATCTCCGGCCAGAGGTCGCGGTCATCTTCCGTGCCTTTTCGCTTCCCGGCAATACTGAAAGGTTGGCAAGGAAATCCTCCGGAAACAATGTCAATTGAGTCAGGGCTGATTCCTGCATTTGTGAGTTCTTCTCGATCAAGCTTTGTCACGTCCTTAAAAAGTGGCACATCTGGCCAGTGTTTTTTCAAAATCATGCGCGGATAGTCTGCATACTCACATAAACCGGCCACTTCAATACCAGCCATTTGTTCAGCCAATGCGATGCCACCAATCCCTGCAAATAACTCTAGCGATCTCATCGTTTTCTCCTATTTCCAAGTGGATAGCCCCTTATGTCACTGCTGAATGCCTGCCTGATAGTATTAGAATCTGCTATCCAAACCTCATAAAGCGGCTCGTTGAAACCGTTTATTGCGCCAATGTATCTGATTATTATCCCAAAATCATATTTGTTATGCTTTGCAAACATCTCCGGCGGTGCTTTTACATAGACAGGTATAAGTTTGCTTGGTTCATGATGTCTGTCAGTTTCTACTTCAGGTCTCATTGGCCAGCCTCCTAAAGCTGCTCTTCCGTGAATAGCCCAGTGTGATAGTCATATCTAGCAATCGTAATTGGTATCTTGTACCTGATCATGAACAGCAGCATTCGAAGTCTGGCATCGGTGGTCAAAGTCGCGTCTCCGCCTTTAACGTCAACAACTTTTGTCAATTCGTCACCGTCATAGAAGCAGTAGTCCGGTGTATATACGCGTGCTGAATAACGTTTGCCATTGATCTTGAATGCCGACAAAATCTCAAACGATTCCTGAATCGTTACCTTCTGTGGCTTGTTGCGTATCAGCATGTAGTAGGCGCCTTCTGCTTTGCTTGCAAATCGAATGCCATCAATTACGACTGGCTGCGCATTGTATTTGCCTCTGCGTCTCTTGCGGATAACCATGGCTAACGACTCACGATCTCTTCATGCCCGTTGTTACGGCTTGGCAACTTGATCTGGAAATCTTCAGCGACAGCTAAAATAAATGACCGTGACTTTCCAACACGTTTTGCAACCTCTGTTAGTGTTTTGCTCTTGCTTGCCGCCTCAGCAACTTGTACTGCATACTTCTTACGGTTAGCTTCCCCACGTTTGTTTACAGCCTTGATACTGCTGATCAGTGCCACTGACGGAATGCTTGGATTATCAACACCGGCTACCGCACGTTTCTCGACAATCGCTTTCTTTGATACAACGATCAGGTTATTGAACTCTTGCTTCTCTATTTTTGAGAATGCTTCGCTTTCAGAAATGTCTAGCAATACGGCTTTCTCATAGCGCTTATGCAATTCCGCTTTGAAATCGCTCCACACTTTGTCTCCTTGCTTGCATAAACGCACTGTTACTTGTGTCATGCTTTCTTCTCTCCTTGCTTATCAGGTCTCAGTTCGTCCGTGCTAACTTCTAATGCGTCCGCAATCCTCATGATCATCCAGAAACTCGGTCGCTTAATTCGGCCTGACTTCAGCGCATAGATGGATCCATTGTCTGGAAATCCAGCTAAATGTGATAATTTGCTTGCTGTAATGCCTTTTTTGTCAATTAGTTTTTGAATTTTCGTCCAATAGTCATCGACATATTGTGCCTTACTCATTTTTTCACCCCCAATATATGGTGTTTTGTATTGCAACGTGTATAACTTTTTGATATGCTTTATTCAGCAAATGTACGCACGTTTCCTCCAAAACTCCGAACATTTGCCAAATTTGTTGAAAGGAGAATCACTATGGGTAAAGATCAACATGTTGTTCCCGCAGATCAAGGTGGTTGGAATGTTTTAGGGGCTGGTAATTCTCGTGCCACTGTTCACACTGATACAAAAGCTGAAGCTACCGCGGCTGCACGTCAGATTGCCATAAACCAGAAGTCAGAATTGGTCATTCATAACCAAAACGGGCAAATCTCTGGTAAAGACAGCCACGGTCATGATCCTCGAAATATTAAGGGTTAATCAGTATACGTGGGTGTCAATTTGATCCTGTAACCATCGGCAAGCTTCCAGCTATCGGCTGTAATCTCTGCAATGGTCACAGGATTTTTTGTATCTGTCTCGACAACGACTTTCGTATAATCATGTAAGCTTTCTGGGTTGTGTTTGCTCGACTTTTTTGTGTTGTTCATTTCGACTCCTCTTTCTTTTCACCAAGACTGTTCAATTGCTTAAGCTGCTCTGCCAGCTTGGCACGCTGTTCGGGCGTCACTTCATGCTTTGGCTCCTGATATCCAGGCTTTAACCAGTCAGGTTCTTTATCAACGCGCTCTGGCTTGCCGTAACGGCGCTGAGGTTGATTCGTTTTGCGTTCGCTATCGTTTGCATCGACAGCAGCAACCGTGAGAAGACGCTTGCTCTCCCAGTTTTTCAAGATGCCGTTGACGTACTTGTAGTTTCTGACATTGCTTTCAACTGCAGTCCGCAACGCATTTAGAACTAGCTTCTCAGGTTCAGGTGATCCTGCTTTTCGCATGTCATCAACCCAATCAACAAGGCTTTCTCTGGTGAACGGTGATAGTTGTCCAAACCCGTTGCCTTCCCAGAAATTGCAAATATCAAGAATTGATGATGACGACGATGAGGGTTCTTCAGTAGGCCTCTCTGCTGCCTTTACTGGAGCAGTAGTCTGTTGTCGTTTAGTTTTGTCTAGTTTAGTCTCGTCTTGTTTAGTGTATGTGCTACTGTGTTGCCTACTAGGTTGTAAACTACTTTGTAAACTGTGTTGCCTACTAGGTTGCCTACTGTGTTGCCTACTATCTGACACACTGTCATCAGCTCGACTACTAGGTTGCCTACTATCTGACGTACTAAGTTTTCGTGAAATATCGATGACTGAGTAGGTCGTTGCCTTAACACCGTTAGTTTGAAAATCTATCAGCCCTGACTGCTTTAGCGCGTTGCGGGTTTTGACGATGCCCTGACGGCTTAAACCAGTCAACGTTTCGAGTGTTCGATTCGGCATATTGAATTCGCTTGGCCAGCCTAGCTGGTTACATTGGTAAACCAGCCCATGCCATAATGCTATCTGTCCTGTGCTTAGCGGATTAACGCTTTGCTGAATGTAGAACTCTCGAATTAGCTTGAATAAATCCATGCGGTGAGTCACCTCCTACTCGACTAGCTCATCCATGCTGATAATTGTGGCGACTCGTTTAGTTGCCTTGCAGTAATCACAGGCCTCACATCGATGTGGCCGCACCTGACCGGATTTAACCGCTTCAACGTGTTCGGTGCTGTCATGGATCTCTTCCAGTGCCTCGTCCATACGGTACTGTGGCACTTCGATGACGGCATGGTCGGGTACATCTTCCTTGGTCACGGCAATGATGAATGCTCGTGGTCGCGTTCCGTAATTTTGGTAAATCAGCTCCTGATAAACCGCCATCTGAAGCTGATAGTTATAGGCATCCACGAAACTGGTTGGCTGACGTTCTCCTGGTTTCCAATACTTCTTGTGAAGCGACTGTGTGGTCTTCAGATCCAAAAAGAATGACTTTGTGGAGTCGAAGCAGTCCAGCTTGCCCATCCACTCGACCCCAAACAGATCACCGGTCAGGATCTCTTCTTTTTCGCCCTGATAAAGTCGTTGAACATTCTCATCAGCTTCAAGCGTGGCAATCATCGCATCAGCTTGTTTATACGGGACTTTCAGTTGTCCTTTTGATGATCCACGAGTTGAGAACATCTCTGGGTGTCCTTTGATAAAAGACTCATGAGCTTGCTTGGATTCAAAATAGCTGTGTAGATAGTTTCCAACCAGCAAGGCAGTCGGATCACCTCTTGGTGTCCATTTACCTTGCAACTCGGCCATCGCTTCTGCTTCGCATGTCAGAAATTTCTTAAACCAGGTAGCAGACTGATATTTGAAACTGGTATCCAGCGAGTAATAATTATCCTTGTTGACCGTCAAAGATTTCTGGTTGTTTTCCTGCATTTGGGTCGTGGGTAATGTCTGGCTTAAGAGCATCTGGCTTCACCTCCGATTTTGTGACGGGTTCAGCGGGAGCGTTAAGTGCATCCTCGATCGAGTTAGGATCTTCGGGGGTAACATCCTTCAGTTCTGGATCAACTTCGACTGGTTTTTCATCGGCACTGACCGCGCTTTGCATGTCGGTTGTCATTGGACCCCACTTAGTCAGCAGCGATTTGATTACCGTCTTCAGGGCCATAGCCTCGTAGTTATCTTTCCAAACGCCCTTAGGCTCCGTGCCACCACCAGATTTGCTGAAACGCTTGCGATGATCATCGACTTGCTGATAAGTCCAATAGACCATCTTTTCAAAACCGTTAGTCAGTTTGAACGATGCGGCATAGCCAACCGGTTTTTCGCTTGCTTCGCGATCGTGGAAGTTCGGCGTGTACTCAAGTTCCTCCGTTAGTGGGTTCCAGCTCTTGAACTCATCTTCATAAATTGGTAAAGCAGTCAGGCGCTGATACCGTCCTGATCGTTGAGCTAATTGGATATAGCCTTTGTAGCCGATTTGTGGCTGCGCCTGGTTCTTGTATGGAACGATGTAGACAAAACCCAGACTCGGGTTAACCGGAAGATCGAGTGTTGCTGCTACCATGGCCGAGTTGATAACACTTAACTGATCAACTCTGGCTAAGCTTGGATTAAGGCTTACCGCGCTGGCAATCGATGACAGAAACTGTGGTGCCCGTTTGTCCAGAAGCGCTGCAAACTTATTCTTAATCGTTTGCGTCTCAATCAGTTTCTTAACTGGCATTTTTGTTAGGTCATATTGTGTCGTCATATGCTACTCCTCCTATTTCCAATCCTGAAATCCTTGATTCTTCATGAAATCGATGATGTCTAAGCCGTCATCGCCGAAGAAAATCTCAACCAGTTCTGTTTTCGGATATGTAGAACTGGCAGCGTCTTTTAAGAATCGCTCAGGGCCGTGAATGTTGATCCAATCTTTCAAGTATTCCTTCGCTTTGTCTTTGTTAAAGGCGCCCTCATAACGCGATGTAGCACAGCTTTGATAGAACCAAGGTTTCTTTGTATCAACTTCATATTCATCGGCGGTGGCCAAGAACTCCTCCGCTTGTTCGATATCCATATCTTTGGGCAAGACGGCACCGTGATAGGATTCCCAATCAGCGATAGCCTTATCTTCAAGCGCTTCTCGTCGTTGATACTCGTTCAGAACCGCTGTGTTGTAATCAAGCATGGTCATCAACCGCCTTCCGTGATAAACTTGAGACATAATAATATCTGCAATATTGTTGACTTCCCGTGGTTGCCGCCATGGGATTTTTTTGTGCTCTTTTTATCGTGTCCATTGTTTCCAGCCTCCTACTGCTGTGGCGCCGATCATGATGCCGGCGAGAGCGACAAGCAGATATTTCCAAAAAGCTGATGATGGGTCGAACAGCACTGACATGATTGCTTCTAACATCGTTAGTCCTCCGTGTATGTTTCCATGAACTTGTCAACTGCCTTTGAGTACCAACGGTCACGAGACTTGTCGCTCTTCTTGTGACCATCATTGCCAGATTCGTATCGTGGCATGCCTGATTGATATGCAATACGTTCAAAGGCGTCGGTACCAAGTGACAGCTTCAGCTTTGCACTTAACTCGCCCTTGTTCATTCCGTGGCCAGGCAAAGCATCTTCAACAGCTTTGTTTACCATCGCCTGAACCACTGGCTTAAGATTGTCTGCAAGATGAACCGCAATGAGTTCTGCAAGCTTGTCGTCCTCATTAACTTTCACCGCTACATCCATGCTTTCACCTTCTCTACTGGTCTGATTTGGGACTTTAGTGATCCGATTAGACTTTCCAGACTTTCAACTAGTGATTCACCTGAATCGATGTATGATCTGATCTTGCTCACGTCGGTTGGTGTGAAGTGATCACGTCCTTTAGACATCGCTGACTCTGCTCGTTCTCTAGCCTCTTCAAATTTCTTTTGGGCCATTTTTTCGTGGAGATAAACAACGTATGGATCGTCAGTATCAAGATCATCAGCGAATACTCTTAATCCAGTCTGATATTCGATCGCTGCGTTCAAAAATCGATCATTGCCAATTGCAAGCGCCATGGGAATCAGCTTATCGTCCGGTATGCCTCTTGCTTCCCAATTGCTGACAGCGGCTTGCGTAACGTGCATTTTCGCAGCCAAGTTCTTACGAGTTAGGCCCTCTTCTTGAAGGCCTCTTGAAAATTCATGAAAGATGTTAATTGCCATAACCACACCTCCTTCAAATGTGTACCGCCGATGTAGTAGTTTCACGGCGATATATGCGATGATTAAGCTGTAGCAAGGTAATTAATCATTTCGTTCCTTGCGCGTTCCCTTTCAGCACTGATTGCCATTTCGAGCATGTCATCGTCCATGGTTTCCCAAAAAGCTTTGGGCTTATCATCGCGGTAGCTCATCAGCGCTTCGATCATTTGCTGTCGGTTCATTTGACTGCCTCCTCTCGCTGGGCGGGAATGTTTGACAAGGTTTCTAAATTAGAAACCTTTCGGGTATAAAGAGAATCCATGCTAACTTTTAGCGCCGCTGCCAATAGCGGAACATGGGTTGAGTCAAAGGTATAGATACCAGTTTCATAACGTGAATAGTTTGACTTGCTGGACATACCAAGACGTTTAGCCATTTCAGATTGATTTAACCCCAAACTTTGGCGTCGCTTTTTGATGAAGGATAAATTGATTTTTGGCATCGTGTCACTTCCTTCCTAGTTACTGATTTCGTAACCTTGATTACATATTAAGTTACTATTTTAGAAATGTCAATTTATTTCGTATCTTTTTTGGTAACTTTTCGGTTCTGCTTTAGAAACTGCTGTATTATTTAGTTGTCATTTTAGTAACCGAGGTGATCCCATGGTAGAAGAAACTTTTAGCGATAAGAAACTAGTCGCAAGAATTATCAATTTACGAGAAAAAAACGACTGGACTCAAAAAGATCTTGCCGATCGTCTTGGAATGAATAAAGTCACCATGAACAAAATTGAAAATATGAATCGTTCAGTGACTTTGAATGAATTGACGAAAATGGCACGCCTATTTGATGTTTCAACCGACTATTTACTTGGAAAGTCGGATAAACCCCACTACTATTCATTGACAGAGAAGGACTACAAAGATGTTGAGGCCATTCTAAATGACGCAATGAATGGGGTTACAGGAAAGACTGGAGTTAATTACTTCAAAAATGGAGGGGAACTTACGGATGATGACCGTGCTTTACTGGAAGCTTCAATGAAGCAAACAATCATTTTGGCCAAAGAACTAGCAAAAAAGAAGTTCACTCCCAAAAAGTATCGCGGTAGCGAAGAGTGACTTGGGGGGTGACTTCTATTGGGATATTCGGAAAGTGAAGCGCTAGCTGCTGCTGATCATATGTCTAATCGATACGGAACTAGTGACCCTTTTAAGCTCGCTAAACGTGACGGCGTTTCTATTCGTCGAAGAGACCTAGGCAATAACATACTGGGATATAGCATGCAAATTAGCCGTATGCCGATGATAGTCTTGTCCTTGTCACTTAACGATTGTCAGGCAACAGTGGTTTGTGCCCATGAACTTGGTCATTGCAAAATGCATCGAGGGCTAGACACCAACTTTTTTAGCAGAGTGGGAGCTGAGCCTATGGTTGGTGACAACGAGTATCAAGCAAACTGTTTTATGTTTGAGCTCGTTTTTGGCGATCAGGAAGTTTCTCCTATGAATTACAATGCTGTTCTGGATCAGTATGAACTGCCCCACTGGATGTGGCGCTACTTCGAAGTTATACATTGAGTCACAAATAATATTGACGGAGGATTAAAAATGGAAAAAGACGAATTTGCACAAAAGATAAGAACCATTGCTAAGAGAGTTGATCAGTTAAAAGACAGTTTAAAAACAGAAGAGGCTACCAAAAATTCAATTATTATGCCATTCTTCCAGTCTTTAGGATACGACATTTTTAATCCTCTGGAATTCATACCAGAATACACCGCAGATGTCGGCATTAAAAAGGGAGAAAAAGTTGACTATGCCATTGTCATCAACGGAAAACTTCAAATCCTTGTTGAATGCAAGGCAATTAATGAAGACCTAAATAACCATGATTCCCAATTATTTAGATATTTCGGAACTACAGACGCCAAGTTCGGTATTTTAACAAATGGTGAGGAATACAGGTTTTTTACTGATCTAGATAATGAGAATAAGATGGACTCAGAACCTTTCTTAACCATTCACCTAGGTCTACTGCGAGACAGTCAGATTTCCGAACTCTTCAGATTTGTAAAGGATAATTTTGATGAGGACAGTATTTCGTCATCTGCATCACAGCTAAAATATACAAATCAATTCAGAGATTACCTTACCAGTCAGTTAAAGTCGGTTGATGAAGAATACGTCCGTTTTATTTTATCTAAGGTGTTCAACCAACGCGCTACCCAAACGAACATTGAACAATTTACGCCTATAATTCAAGCTGGCTTTGTGCAGGCAATTCAAGAAGAAGTGAATGACAAACTAAGTTCTGCTCTTAACTCATCAGTTAGTTCCACTCCTATTACACAATCTTCAAAGGCAGAATCAAAAAACGATGAAGAAAGCGAAAGCACTGATGAAAAGCCGGATGACGGCGAAATAGTGACGACTCCTGCTGAAATAGAGGCATACACAACTGTCAAAATAATTCTTCGTGACCAGCTTGATGAAGAGCGCGTCTTCTATCGTGATAACAAGAGCTACTTTAATGTTTTGCTTGATGACAATATCAGAAAATGGATACTCCGAGTCTACTTCCGCAAAAATAGAAACTGGATTGAATTGCACGATGATACTGATACTCAAATTGATTTCGTACATCCAATCGATATTTACAAAAACAGCGAAAAAATAAAAGATGTAGTAGCGCATCTTACTAGCGATGACAGCAGCAAATGACCTGTTGAGGGGATTGGTGATTATACTTGGCAAATAAAGATAAAGATTTTGAAAATAAAGTTGCTAACGGCATCAGAAAGCAAAAAGCTCGTGAAAGTAATGCGGGGTGCATGTTGCTAATAGGATTAGTTGTTTCTGTGTTTGTATGGGTCTTTACGACAAATATTATCTTTGGCCTCATCATATTTATTGGATTCATATTGCTTTCACGTATAGGATACTGGAAGAATTAGCCCCTCTCGCCTTTCGGGCAGTGGGCACAAAAATAGCCCCGGTAGCGAGGGCTAATAAGCAAAACTTTTAGGCTTTACGATGCAACCACCGTTCTCCGCAAACACACAAAACGGCGATAATTAGCCAAACATACCAGTATTTTATAAAAAGTTGACCCGGCGTTAAGTTAATCAAGCTATCAATGAAACGGCTCATATCGTCACCTGCTTTAAGTTACAAGTAAACATAATTCATCTAATTATAGCAAAGATGAATTGGATTCACCATCAACGGTTAAAAACATAGCTACTCGCATCAAATTAATAGTTAAGACAGGAGTCTTACTTATGGCAAATTCTACGATCAGGCAGGCCGATACACTGTTAAGAGAGTGTACCGTTATGCAGGTAGCTACGCTTGATATCGATACCGGTTTTCCTAATATAGTTTCGCTGACACCACTTAAATCACACCGATCGCTTAAAGAAATCCTTTTTTACACTGATCGCGACACTACTACCATTCACAACGTCCTAGAGAAGCCTGTGGTGGCTGTTTACTGTTTCAATGAGCTACACCACTCATCGTTGCTATTGCGTGCAAAGGCCGTTGTATTGACCGCTGAGGAGGCCTTACCAAGCTTTACGGAAAACCTCAATTCTTTTCAAAAATCGTTACAGTATGATCGTCCCGTCATCATCTGTTGCAACCCACTAACCGTCAAGATTAGATACAACAATGACATCGAGTTCAGCAAGCTAAACGAAATCTAAGCTCAGTTCTTGGAGATGCACTTATGAATGGTCCAGTTACATTAAGTGAGGCACACTTCATTGGCCTCATCATTGTTCTCATAGGCGTCTACTTCGCCCTGTTTGGCCACAGGCAGCATTGGATTCGTTGGCTCATTGACCCTGATAAGCCCGGCAGCAACCTCTGGTAGGCAGCCGTTTTTATCATTATCGGCGTGCTCATGATGATGGTTAGAAAGATGCAATAATTCGACCCCAAAACGGGGTTTAGTTTTCAGACAAACAAATAGCCTTCCGCGGAAGGCTGGGAGGTCAAATAGTATGGAAGATAAAGAATTTGAAAATTATTACGGTCCCTTCATCACGGAGTTCTCAATCCTTCAAAACGGCAAGGTTGTCCACGAGTTGAGTCAAGGAAACAAGACTGACAATCTCATCTTCACAGTTCGTCTCGGCTTACTCAATCCTCATCTGGGTGAGCAATTTGAAAAAATACACATCGATTTAAATCCTGGCAATCTGAGAGCTAACCCCCTGATGCCTACAATACCTCTCCCTGAAGGCAGAGAAGCAAGTCTTCCCAAGAATGACATTGAAACCTTTATTTATGAGGCGAACTATAGCCTTTCTCAAAAAGAATATCCGATTGAATCGGCAAGCTTCTTTATGGTCTACGTTTATCTCCTGCAGGAATCATTAAAAGATAGCAGCTTCATTCCCACCCGGATATTCAGAACCATGATTCTTCGCCACATTCAGGGTGAGACACATGCTTGAAAACCCCACGCACAAAATAATCATGAACCATTCTAATAATAGCTATTCAAGTTACTTTGCTGAACCTGGTTCAAAAGTTATTCAACTGATTCCCGCCCCTCCTATAACCAACCATTATTCGACGAAGCATGCTACACTTGAAGAAAAAAAGGGCGGAGATGACAATATGAGCGGTCAATATGCAACAAAAGAAGAACTCAAAACACTCGACACAAAGCTTTCGGGATAATTTGAAACATTGATGGCAAAAGTTGACGGACAATTCGACACTATGAGCACCAAAATAGACGGTAAATTCGATACAATGAGTGCCACAATGGAGAGCGGCTTCAAATCTACAAAAGCAGAAACTGAAACCCGCTTCGCAAAATTTGAGGCTTCACAAACAAAATGGTTTATTGCTACTATAGTTGGCGTGGTTAGCCTCGTTGTTGGAATTCTAAAGTTTTTCTGACATTTAAATAATTTACAGATTATTTAGCCCTTAAAAGGGCTTTTATTTTAAAGGTAAAGCGAACATACGTTTGAATTTTAACCAAAAAACTACACATAGAAAGGATATGAAAGCTGTGCGTAAATGGAAAGAAGTTCCTCACCATCCTAATGTTTGTAGGTATGAAACACGACGCGGTACTCGATATGGTATTCGGCGTGGATTTAAAAATAGTGTAGGAAAGCGTGATGAATACACAAGGTCTGGATTTACAAATTGGCACGATGCAGAGGGCGAATTAAAACGATTTGAAGCATCTTTAGTAACAGGTGGCATTAATCCTCTAACTCACCGCGGTGTTACCTTGAATGCTTATTTTGCTGCCTTGGTGAAGAACCGTGAGGAGCTCGGCGTTTGGAGGCCAGCTACAGTTATTCAAAAAAAGACATATTATAGAAAACATCTACAAGACAGATTTGGTAATCGCCCGATGAGTAAAATATCAAGATCACAATATCAGCAGTTTATTGATGAGAAGATCAAATCAGGTTTGGCTCAAACCACAATGCGTACACTTAACTCAGTCATGCAGATCATCATGAACGATGCTGAGCACAACGATATTATCCGTAAGAACATGCTCAGAGGCATCCTCATCAATGGTGCCAAACCGCCTAAAGATGTTTCTATTACCGATGAAGACTATGCAAAGTTTATGGACACTGCCCAGAAACTATTGAATAAGTATCAACTTACAATGCTGTATCTTTTGACTCTTGGTGAGCGGCGTGAAGAACTCGCTGGCCTCCAATTTCGTTCATTTAAACGAGGAACAACTGAAGGCAAGCCATACTATGAAATCACTTATTACGTTGGCAGAACGCCTCAGCAACCGCTAGGCGGTCCCTTAAAAACTCCTAGCAGCTATCGCACAAACTATGTGACAGGCCCAATTATTCATTACATTGACTATTCCCTTCAGTACGCAAAGAACATTTTGACACGTACTCATCGTGAGGTTGGACCCGAGACGTTCATATATCTGAATGAGAAAACTGGGATGCCGGTTCATCCGAGCAACATCAACCGAAATCTGTTTCAGCGTGTTAAAGAGGCAACTGGAATTGAGCTTCGTCCGCATATGTTGCGTCACTATTTTGCAACCCAAGCACTTCAGGACGGTTTGCCTCAAATGTCCGTCATGCACTGGTTAGGTCACAAAAACATCGACATGACAAACGACTATACCAGACCGACACGAGAAGGTAGCCTGAAAGTCATTAACGGTATGGGCCCAATCTTGTTTAAAAACGGTACCGCCGACCCTGACGGTACAAAATGA